TCAGGAGTTACAGCTGTGAAAGCACTTCAAGCTAAAAATATATCTTTAGCCACTTTAGAAAGTGCTTTAAGTGCAGTTAAGGGAGGGGAAATTAAAACATATATCTCTAATCTTTTATCATAAAAAAATTAAACAATAATGGCAAAATTAAGCGAACAATTCCGACGTATGCAAAAGCTTGCTGGAATCATTACTGAAAGCGAATATAAAAATCTAACAGAAAATCAAGCTTCTGACTTAATAAATAATGGGATAACATTATATGTTTCTGATGATTCTAAATTAGCACCTAAGTTTATTAAGCCTAAAGGCATAGGTTTTATAGTATATAATATAGCTGTAAAAGATACTTCAAAAGTAGTTCAAATATTTAATGATAATTATGGAATAATCGATATTAATTATATTACAACCTTTTTAACTAATCCAAATAATTGGAAAGCTATTACTAGTGAAGATGAATTAGATAATTTCATGTCAAAATATAATAAAATATATTTAATTAACCATAACGGTGGTTCATCTCAATTAAACGAAGCATTCAATCCATTTTTAGATACTGATGAAGGTGGATACATGAGAGAATACATTGATGATGTTGTTGAAGATAGTATGGGCGAACCAGAGTCATTAGATTTAGAATACCGTTCTGATTTTGATATAGCTTTTGATTTAGCATTAACTAGACTCCAACATGACCACCCAGAATTAGATTTTGAAGCTATTGAAGCTAATAAAGAATCTTTCTTTTCATGAAACAAAAAATAAAGGCCTATTCATAGCAGGTCGCTCTAACAAGAGATAAAAATATGGAAGCTGTGGCTCCGATCGAAAGATTGGAGCCACTTTTATTTGGAAATTTAAACAAAATTTATTACATTAAAATATAAGTTAAAATAAAGAAATAATGAAAAGAGACAAAATTGTAATTGTAGGTGGAGGAGTTGCTGGTATATGTGCTGCTACTAAACTTGTAGATAACGATTACCCTGGAGAACTTATTACAGTAATTGATATGGGTAAAGATCCATATAAAAGATTACCTGAAGAAGTAATGACAGGGATGTTAGGAGCAGGGGGGTGGAGTGACGGCAAATTAACATACCATACTGCAATTGGGGGTCAATTATCAAAATATTGTGGTGAGAAAAAAGCAATGGAATTAATGGATCAAGTTATTACTAACTTTAAACGATTCCACCCTAAACCAGAGGAAGTACAATGTTCTGATCCACAAGAGGAACCTGAATTTATTAAACCATATTTTGGTTTACGTTTATTTCCTGTATGGCACGTAGGTACAGATTATTTATCTGAAATTGCTAAAAATTGGTACGACTATTTAGTGTCTAAAGGTGTTAACTTTATTTGGGAAACTAAAGTGTCAGCTATTGATTTTAAAGAAAATGTTGTATCTAGTTGGACTAGTAATAAATTTAACTTACATGGATATGATGAACTTATATTTGCAGTAGGTAAATCAGGAATTGATTTTGCTCAACAATTAGCCCAAGAATACAAATTACCAGATGAACCAAAATCAGTTCAAATTGGTGTTCGATTTGAAGCACCACAAGAACACTTCCAAAAACTAATTGATATTTCATATGACTTTAAGTTGTATAGAAAATTTGAAGATGAAGGAGTATCATTACGTTCGTTTTGTACAAACAACAATGCTGCTTATGTTGCTGTAGAAGAAACATATGGAGATCATTCATATAATGGACATGCTAAGAAAGACGAAGCGTATAGAAATAATATGACTAACTTTGGTATTTTGATGGAAATTAAGGGCATTGAAGATCCATTTACTTGGTCACGTAATGTAGTTTCTAAATTACAAACATATAATACTGGTTTATATTATAGTCCATCTCGTAAACCATCAACTACATCTGAAGGTAATAATGTAAGTGCAACTCAAATTAGTTTAGGTGAGTTGGCTCATATTATTGAACCTGCAATGGGGGGTTACTTTAAATATGTTTGGGATTTTATTCAAGATATGAAAAAAGTATTCCCAACATTGCAAGATGACTGGGGGATCTATATACCCGAGTGCAAGTACCTCAGCCCAGAAGTAAAAGTAAATTACTCTAGTTTATCTTTAATAGATTACCCAAATATACACTTTGTAGGTGATGCTTTAAGTGCAAGAGGAATAACAGTTTCAGGAGCGCAAGGTGTTTACGTAGCAGAACATATCCTTCAAAATACAGATTTCCCTGATTTTATAGAAAATTTTAATTAAAATATATGTCTAAAAAAGAAAAATTTTTTGAAACCAAAACCATGAAGATAGGAGGAGCACTTCATCATTTCTTTAGAACAGATGAGTCTCAAAATTGGAAATATCATAATTTTTCAGGTCCTGCTATTGAACCTATAGAAAGTGGAAGTACATTTAAAAAATCATATTACTTATATGGTATTCAATATACATCTGAACAATTTAAAGAAGCAGTTAGAGATAGAGAAGGAAATCCATTTCATAAAACAGCAGCATTTAAACAAGGAGCTAACAGGACTTAGTTGGATGTATAAATAATATTTATTATCTTATAAAAAAATAATTATGAAAATTGGATTTGTAGGAAGTATTTCTGTAGGGAAAACCACTTTAGTAAATGAATTAGCTAAATTAGAGCAATTTAAAGACTACCATATAGCAACTGAACGTTCTAAATATTTGAGAGATTTAGGTATTCCATTAAATACAGATTCTACTTTATTAGGTCAAACAATATTCTTATCAGAACGTTGTTCTGAATTATTGAGGGATAAAGTATTGACAGATAGAAGTATAATTGATGTAATGGCATTTACTAATTTATCTAAATCAATTTCACTCGATGAAAAATTATCGTTTTGCGATTATGCATCTAATTTCATATCTTTATATGACCATATATTTTATATATCTCCGGAAGGTGTAGAGTTAGAAGATAACGGAGTAAGAGTGGTTGATGCAGAATATAGAGACCAAATAGACATAGAAATCAAATACTTACTAAGCACATACGGCTCTAAAATCAACAAATTTCACGTAATATCGGGTACTGTTGAAGAACGTATAGAACAAGTTAAACAAGCACTTTCTTTATAATATTTATCATAAAAACATATAATGAAGAAATCTGATCTTAAAAAACATATCAAAGAAGAAATACTTTCGATCCTAAAAGAAGCATCAACAGCATTAGTAACTACTAAAGGAGGAACAAAACCTGTATCATTCTCAAACCCTTCAGAATTAAGTGCTCTTAAAACGGATGCTAACGTATCTTCCATTACAACAACTGCAGGTCAGAAAATCAAAGAAACAGAAACCACAGAAGAATATATGATTTCTAAAAGTGGTTCTAAAGCTAATCCTAGTTATGTTCTAGAAAAACCAGATGGTTCAAAGCAAATAGATATGTTTTTTTCATCTCCTGAAGAAGCCAAAAAATATGCTGCTAAGAAAAATCTAAAATTATCCTCTAAAAAAGGATATAATATGAATGAAGCCAAAGAAATAAATGGCATTCCGGGTACTGTAACAATTGGTGGAGGTAAAAGCGGGATTTTAATCCCAACTAATCAAGGAGATTATATATATTATGTAACAGATGATGAATATAATGCTTTTATTAATGCCGGAGGTAATGCTCAAAAATTAATGGCAACTATTTTCCTTAAATCAGGTAAAGCAAAACCATACAAACCTAAATATAACCCAATGGCTAGTTTAGGTGGAGGGAAAGGATACCACATTGATGAAGATAAATATGATGATAAAATAACAAACCTCGAAAAATATACCTATACTTTAAATGGGAAAAAAGTAACTCCAGAAATTGGTTATTTTGATCATTCATTAAAAGCTATGATATCTACTCCAAGAAGTGGTGATAAATATTTTGATTATGAATTTTATAGAATTGGCGAACCGGATAAAAATGGCAACATTGAATTATCTCCTGAAAAAGGTAAAAAAGGAATGTATACTGAAGCTAAAATTACTGAAACAGTAGATATGACTGAATTAGAATATGAATTAAAAAGACTTAAAATAGAAAATCCAGGTAAAAAAGTAACATATTTCTTTACAAAAGATAATCCGAAAGGATATAAGATACAAATTAAAGAAGCTACACCACTCACCAAAATAGCTCGTAATATATTATGGGATAAAGATGTAACCCCAAAAGAAATGGCTATTAAGATAAAATCTCTCCCTGATAGTACTCTGATTGCGTGGGCCAAAGATAATAATGGCATTCCAAATTCTCCACTTGCTTTTCAACAAAAATTAGTAAAGATTGAGATGGATAAAAGAGGATTGACTTTAGATGAAGCTAAAATCGAATCTGATTTTTTTGAACGAGAACCTAAATCTAAAGATATTGAAAAGGGAGAAGGTATAATAACTAAAACTAAGAAGCTTTTAAATTTTCAAAAAGAATTAAAAACATTATCTAAAGATATGCAAGATTTAGCTGCTGAATATAAAGAAGCTGAAGGGTCTGATAAAGATGAAATTTTACGTTCATTAAAAGTTAAAACGGCCGCTAAAAAGGAATTAGAGAAAAAAATAGAACAACTTGAAAAATATGTATAGTATAATATTAGGTGTATTAAAAAATATTTTAGTATTTCTAAAAAAATTAGATTTTAAATCTTTATTAATCATAGCACTAATCCTAATAATTTTATTTATTAAAGGATGTGGAGGTAATCACCCACCAACACCTACAAAAATTATTAAAATTGATGGAAAAAAATATAGTGTACTTAAACATACAATTGATACTACATACATTTCAAAAAATACAGTCATATATCGTAAAGGTAAAGACATTACTATTGAAAAAGAAATCCCAATCTATATTCCTCTAAACATAGATACTTCAGCAGTAATTAAAGACTATTATACAAGTAGATTATATAAAGATACACTCACATTAGACTCATTATCATTTGTTGTTATTAATGATACTATAGCAAAAAATAGAATAGAATCGAGAAAATTTAGCTCTCATATAGTATATCCCGTTATTAAAGAAACTATAGTAGTAAAGGAATTACCAAAAAACCAATTCTTTTTAGGTGCAACTCTTGGATTTGATAAAACGAACATAATAAATTTTGCAGGTCCCTCATTTATATTTAAAAGTAAAAAAGATTATTTATACTCTTTTGGAATAGGTTATAGCAATGCTAAAACTGTTAGTATACAAGGAGGAATGCTTTTTAAAATTAAATTAAAAAAATAAGTTTTGGAACATCAAATAAAAGATATAATGAGGCAGGAGTACATAAAATGTCTCCAAGATCCTGCCCATTTTATGAAAAAATATTGTCACATTAGTCATCCTCAAAGAGGAAGAATTATGTTTCACTTATATCCGTTTCAAGAAAAGGTATTAGGCCTATTCCAAAAAAATCCATACTCTATAATACTTAAATCTCGTCAGCTAGGTATATCTACATTAGCTGGTGGGTATGCTTTATGGTTAATGTTATTTCATAAAGACAAGAATATTTTATGTATTGCAACTAAACAGGATACAGCTAAAAATATGGTTACTAAGGTAAAATTTATGTATGATAATTTACCTTCATGGCTAAAAGAAAAAGATAAACCCTTAGAAGACAATAAACTAACTCTCAAACTAAATAACGGCTCTCAAATTAAAGCAACATCTGCCTCAAGTGATGCAGGTAGATCAGAAGCTGTGTCCTTACTATTAGTAGATGAGGCCGCTTTTATTGAAAATATTGGAGAGATTTGGGCCTCAGCTCAACAAACATTAGCAACGGGAGGAGGAGCAATTGTTCTTAGTACTCCATACGGAACAGGAAATTGGTTCCATCAAACATGGGTCAAAGCAGAAGCATCTGAAAATGACTTCTTACCTATCAGACTTCCATGGTATGTTCATCCTGAAAGAAATCAAGCTTGGAGAGATAAACAAAATGACTTATTAGGAGATCCAAGATTAGCAGCCCAAGAGTGTGATTGTGATTTTTCAAATTCAGGAGATACTGTATTTCATCCTGAATATATAAAATACTATGAAGAAACTTATATTAAGGAACCGTTGGAGAGGCGAGGAGTTGATCGTAACTTATGGGTATGGGAATCTCCAGACTATACTCGCCAATATTTAGTAGTAGCGGATGTAGCTCGTGGAGATGGAAAGGACTTTTCAGCATTCCATGTTATTGATGCTGAAACAAATACGCAAGTAGCTGAATATAAAGGGCAAATTGGGACTAGAGAATTTGGGTATTTATTAGTGGGAGTAGCTACAGAATATAATAATGCTTTATTAGTAGTAGAAAATGCAAATATAGGATGGAGTACATTACAAACAATTCAAGAAAGAAACTATTCTAATTTGTATTATTCTCCAAAGAATGGAGAAGTTACAGCAGATTCATATTTTGATCAATTTATGGATTCGAGTAAAACAGTAGCTGGATTTACAATGTCTTTAAGAACAAGACCTATGGTAATAGGTAAATTTCAAGAATATG